TTTTATACTAGGCGGAAGGGTTTGTCTCAAATACTGGGATTAAGATTTTAATAGATCTCACCGACTATGTAGCACCGTAAGGTGCTGCTTCGGGCTTTTCGCCCGAACGAACCACAGTGAAGTGAGGGGTAATACTAGGCTCGGCCTAGGGGCCTCGCTAGAGGCCATCCGTACTGCTCGAAAACTACTTGCCGTACTTTTCTTCCCTACTATATATAAGACGCAATAAATATAGTGATGTTGCGTTTTTAGAATGTGATGTAGCACACAATACTATAACCCCCGCTCAGAGGGTATATATAACCGGATCACTTCAACTTTATCAAATATATTTTTCTGGGGAGTATACCACGCACGCCCGGCCATATTCACTACCTGGGGTCGGGTTTTCCACAGCCTGTGGATATCTTTGTGGATAACTTTGCGGGGTTGTGGATAAGTATTCTGTAAATTACGGTGGGGCCGACTACCCTATCGGCGGGGCAGACTCTCTCTCTCTTACTCTCTCTTAATTAAGTAACCGCCTACCTAACCGGCTACCGATACCCGGCCCGGCTAAGGTGATGAGCTACCTATCTCCCGGCCTATCGGCCCGCGATCCCTGCAATATCCAGGGGCAGAATAGTTCGCGATATCGTTACCTAATCGTTACCATAATAAGCTTGATACCGTCTTGAATATAGGGGAGATAAGGGTATATATTCCTCTTAGTGGATAGGCCACTAGCTTAATGAAAGGGTAATCTAATGACTACATATGATGAGATTATGGAAGAGATCAAGCAAGAGATAGCAAAAGGTGTTGAGCTTGAAAGTATCCGCGACAATAGCGGGGAATGGGTAGATGGATATTTACCTATTTATAACAACCATATAATTCAAGAATGGCAAGATATGCCCGGCGATTATGATGACCGCGGCGGGGCAGAATTAGGCCATATGGGGGAGATTACTATTATCGGCCTAATGAGCTTAGATCTTTATATGTATTACAGCGACTTAGTGGAATTAGTGCTAACCGATATAGCGGAAGAGTTGGAGAGTGGATCTAATGAGTGACTCTACTTTCGGGTATCTCTTCATACTCTTGCCACTAGTAATTGCTTTTCTATATCTACACTTTACCAATAAGGGAGAATAAAATATGAACACAATATCTAAGCCTATGAGCGCCACCAACCTAATTCTATGCCTAGCCGGTGAGCTTGAGATAGATCCCGGGCTACTAGTGGAGACGATTAAGGAGGAGAGTGACCTAATGAGGGTAGTTAGGTCATACGGGGAGGGAGACTTCACCTATGCAGAAGTCTTAGATACCCTGGCAGACTACTTCTAATCTAGTTGCGAGACTATCGGCCACCGGGTAATCGGTGGCCGGTGGCCGGTAACTAGCCGGACATATGAAAGAGGAGAATATGACTACAATTCAAGAGACTAAGCTAGACACGCTCACCATAGGCGCTAATGACCTAATGGAATTACTTACCGGCGCTAGTGTAGCTATGGATAAGGGTAAAGACGCTATATCCCGCCTAGGTAGTATCTATCTAAGCGCGGAAGGTGGCAAGGTTAAAGTAAAGGCCAGCGATAGGTACCGATTAATCGTAGGTGAGACTACGGTAGGGGGAGAGAGTGAGCTAAGCGAGCTGCAGATCCGCGCTAGTGAAGTTAAGAATATCCTCACCACTATAAAGGCTAATAAGGTAGCGAAAGATATTACCTTAACGCGTGCGGGAGATAGCCTAAGTGTAGCTATCGGTGGCACTAGCTTAAGCGTGTACCTAGGCGGCGATACTTTCCCACCTTATGAACACCTACTAGGGGGAGAGAGTCTGCCAGTACCGGCTATCTCTTTTAACGCTACCTATATGGCAGACTTTGCAAAAGTACCTTGTTCGCATAAGGGTGGCCACCTAATTATGGAATTCACCGGTGAAGCTAAGCCTATCCGCGTTAAAATTCCTCACGATAAAATTGAATGGGTAGCCTTGCTTATGCCTATGCGCGTTAAGTAATCAGATCTAGTGGCGTAATATCCTACTCTCTTCCAATATAGGGGAGAGTAGGGTATTCTGCACCTAGCCAATTAGGGCAGATTAGAGAGAGGGAGAGTAATGATTAAGTGCGAACACGATATATGTACGGTATATGGAGAGGAAGAGAGAGGGGTAGTTAGACTTATGTTAGCTACTTGCGACTCTTGCGGGGCTAAGGTAGAGGGGGATATAAATTGATTAAGTGTAAGCAATGCGACGATACGATAGTGAAAGAGGGTGACGGCTGCGCTAAGTGTGCCAACCAATTTTGCGGTGCGTGTTGCGAGTGGGATAACACGCCTATCTGCGGGGATCATCTAACGATTATTAGCGAGTGCGGGTGCAAGCTATGAGTAATTGTGTAGATAGAGAAGAGTGGGAGTGGAAAGACTGCGATATCGAAGGCCACGAGGTGGAGTGCTATCGCCTAGTTTGCCCTAGTTGTGGAGACACTATGAATAGAGACTGCGAGGATAGATTATGACAACCTGCGCTAAGTGCTTGAATGATTATGAGAGTGACGATATTCTTTGGGCTACCCCTACGGGGGAGCTTGAGGGAGATACCAAACCATATTGCGTGGCGTGTGCGCCAGCGCAACCAAACTACGGGAAAGAGGGAGAGCTATGAGTATGAAAGAAGTTATGGATCAAGAGTTAGCGGAAGCTATCGCCACGCTGGAGAAGGCTAATAGTGCGCTATCGCGCATATTTAACACAGAAGAGGGAGAGTGCAAGATATGTGCAAACAACATTCCATTTTGCGCTGATTGCCAAGAGGGAGAGGGCGAGGACGATGAGTAGCGTAAACTTCTATCAAGTAACGCACGAGGGAGAGGATCTATGGAGTGGTGGCCAAGAGTGGCAAGTGGTGGAAGAATGGCGCAAAGCGCCACCTGGCTCACGCCTAATCGTCACCCTATGGGAGAGCAGGGAAGATGACGCTCATATTATCGGGCAGCAGATAGATATAACCAAGCTAATCGGTGCGGTGAGGGCAGGGTGGACGGGGTGAAGCCTTGTATCAACTGCCTAGATGATACGCGTAAGCGAGAGTATTGCTCCAATATGGAGTGTATTGCTGATGATCAGACTGCCTGCACCAACTGCCATTACTGCGAAGGGTGCAACACGATACTTAGACACACCAACGGGGATAACCCGTACAAGAAGTCGGCCTGGTAATGGCTTGGATAATACTGGCAGGGCTGATAGCCTTCCTACTATATGACTGGAGTTTAGATGAACGAGATCGAGAAGAGGATTGAGCTGGCAAAGCGCCAACTTGTATCGCAACGCAACTATCGGAGAGTCCGGGATAGGGCGCTGGCTAAGTTAGCCAAGGCTCACCTGGAAGAGTATCTCTATTTACTGGAGAGGGAGAAGGAGAGCGATGAGAAAACTGGCAAGCGTTGGCTTGATATTACTGGGAGTACCGCTGGTGCTCTCTCCATTCAATCATACAAAGACGCCACCGAGGGAGCAGTTGATCCCAGTGATAGCGGAGAGAACCAAAGCTACTATGGAGGAGAAGAATGAGAATCGAAGAATCGCAAGAAAATATAGTCGTGCTCTCGGATATTCGGGAAAGGAAGTTGCGTGCCTTATCACCCTATGGACCCGTGAAAGCAGGTTTGACCACCTGGCCAAGAACCAGCAAGGAAGTTCAGCTTATGGAATTGCTCAACTCCTTAGAGAGAGAAGTCGAGAGCCTGAACTGCAAATCCTTCACGGCCTACGCTACCTTGATGCTCGCTACCGAAAATCTGCGTGCCGTGCTTTACGACACAGTAATGCTAGAGGGTGGTACTGATGTTTAGATACTGGCTACTGATAGGAGTGAAAGCTGGCTGGATCTCCAAGCCTTATTGTATGACTCACGAAGGTAACTATGAGTATATGAGTGAGGAAGAACGCGAAGAGTGGGATGACGGTGGCGATCCTTGCCACGTTGCTATATCCCTGATATAGTTTGAGGGCATTGCCCTCCTAAGTGAACGACCCTGCCAGAGTTATCCTCTTTCGCTGGCGGGGTTTTTCATTTCTTGCGTATCCACACCTGAGTGTTCTTAGCTAGTAATTCGTACTCACCCTGATGGCGGTGGAGGAAGAGGTCAATACCTACCTGCGGTGCAAGGCGAGGATCACCTGACTCGTGACCCCAAGTGTAATCATCGAATGCCATAATGCCACCTGATTCAAGGTGAGGCCAGCTCAACTCAGCATCGAGCAGCACACCTACGGTGGTGTGGTCTGCATCTACATATATAAACTCAAAGTTAGTAACGCGAGGATGAGTTAAGTAATCCATAGTAGTCTTGCGAAAGTGTAATACTTTATCAAAGTATGGTTCTATCTTACGCTTATAAGTTTCATACACATCATCGAAGTCCATACTCTTATGATCTATCTCATCGCTACCTTGCCACGTATCTACATCGTGAAGGTAGGAGTTATCTCCAGTAATAATGTTATCGCATAGCCACACTGAGGCATCGCCAGTGTATGCACCTAGTTGTAAGAAGCGTAAGTTAGGTTTACCTGTAAACTCTTCGAGTAATGGCTTGAAGTTATACCAAGCTGATTGAAGAAACCAATTAGGATAGTCTGTCACTTAGGATTGTCCGTGCTATAAAAGCCAGGCCCATTGAAGACCACCGCAGGTGATGACCACTTGCGTCTGAACTCATTGCAACACTGGGTGCAGATGATAGTCTGCTCAGGGTCACTCATCTTGCGTTCGATCTGGCGCACATCGCCACACCCTGGACACTCGTACTCGTATATCATAACTTGACCGCCTCGCTTATGCTCAGATAACCTACTAACTTATTTACTTTCATACGATTAGAAAACTCTGAGGTGGCAGGCATACGGTGTGTTACCCACACAGGTTCAGGTACATCCATTAGATCAAAGGAGTAGATACCCTGCGGTGTGCTGTTGATATAGTAAGGGATAAGGTCACGCTCAGCTGACTGAGTGATGAGCTTCTTATACTTCATCTCTTCTATAAGTAGCGTATCATAATGGGTATAGCGACATTTAAGTTCGATGTAGTGACCAGCCTTAGCACTGATACAGTCGAAGGCATCGTAGATACCTGGTGCTTTCTCAAGGTCAGGGTATAGAGATTCCCTTAGCTTGTCGAACAAGTCTTGTTCCTTCATTATTGGTATGGACTCCGTCCACCGAGGAGATTGTTTAGCTCACGCAATGCGTGGTCGCATCTACGATCTGCAGTGGTAGCGTGACACTCAAGGACTGCACCTATCTGAGCTAGTGTCATCTGTTCGTGATAGCGCAGCGTAAGTACCTGTCTATCTTCTGCATCTAACTCAGTAAACTTAATCTTTATATCCATCAAGGTAGCAATGAGTGCGCCACCTTCAGCTGGACTAGATGAACCTTTAGGTTGGCCATCTAATATCATCTCTTGTGCTGGCTCAAGGACTGTACCATCTAGTACTGATGCAATAACAAAAGGTAATAGAGTAGCAAGGGTAGCTATCTGATAGAAGGCCTCATCACCTGGCTGATAGCCAGAGCGTACTGCCTTCTCCCTGCGAGCATAGCGTTCAGCGTGACGAGCCATCTGCCACGCTAACTTCTGTTCGTTATGCTTACGCTTCTCAGTATCAGGTTCATTCAGTTGTTCATTAACCCAAGCTGTTCTGTTCATAGCCCAGACTATGCACTCTTGTTTAATGTCATCACGATCTACCCACTTGCCATACCTATTGAATATGCTACGCGCAACGCTAGGTGCCAAGTCATAGATGACGGGATGAACCTCAGTCATTAGGCCACTTACCGTCGAGTACCATCAGCGCAATAGCTGAGTAGTTCAACAAGTCTATGAAGGAATCGCGTAAGCTTTCGTT